TTAGGGTTTACCCTATTAGGGTTTTTAGTTTACAAAAATCTTGCACTATCTAATAAAATTGTAGTATTAGGTAAGCATTCCTAATTAACTGTTAACTACTGGAGGATCTTATGCAACAAATAAAAACCATTAAACAAGCTTTAGAGATTGTTGGGGGTTTATCAGCACCTAGTAAAATGCCATGCTCTAGCTATTCAATCAGCGCTAAGCGTTGCATTACTGGATCAAAGCTTGCAAAAATCGAGGGTACGGTTTGCCATAACTGTTATGCGCTCAAGGGTAATTATGTGCGCTATGCCAAAACAATTGATACCGCTCATGAGCGCAGATATCAAAGCTTATCTAATCCACAATGGATCGAGGCAATGGTTTTTATTATTAATAAGCAACAAATGCAATATTTTAGATGGCATGATAGTGGTGATTTACAAAGCTTTCAGCATTTACTTAATATTGTTGCAATTGCTGATAAATGCCCAAATACTCAATTTTGGATACCAACAAAGGAAAGCAATTTAGTTAAACAGTATTTAGATAATTTTGGATCATTCCCTAACAATTTGATTGTTAGAGTATCCGCAACAAAGCGGGATAGTAAACCCCCAAAATTCCCTTATACATCTACAGTACATTTAGCTAATAATGCAATTGGCGCAGAATGCCCTAGTTATAAGCAAGGTGGAAAATGCTTAGATTGTCGCAATTGTTGGGATAAATCAATCCCTAATGTATCCTATAAATATCATTAATTGGAGGGTTTTAAAATGCAAGGTTATCAATTTATTTTGGATGGTAAGGTTTATAGATTTAAGCTTAAAAAAACCGCTAAGATTTATGCTTACCATTATTCAAAAACTAATAGTCAATTGGAAGAGCTAATAAAATCCATTACCAAAATTAAGTAAGCAATATTCCAAAATCTAATCCCGCTATTGAGCGGGATTTTTTTTACCTATTTTTTATGGCCGTGCTAAAAAACAACACACAGGGTAAACCCCTATTGACAATCCAATTGTTGTAAAAATGAGACAACCTGGCATAGGGTAAACCCTAACGATCAGATCGCTCTATATGCCACGATCGACACCTAGCTAATGCACTTATTCCAAGTGAGACTAAAAACTTCCAAAACCCTTTTAAATCGTTTTTAGGGGTATGCTCAAATGAGAATAATTCTCAAATGCCATTTTTTAGGGTTTTATTAGGGTTTACCCTATTAGGGTTTTTAGTTTACCAAAATACTAGGCAAACCACTAAAATTGATGGTATGCAGTACTTTTTAATCATTACATAAGGGAGCAAACTAGATGCAAACTAGATCACTATCAGCAATTGCTAGAGATATTAAGCGGGTTTGGGTTAAACCATATTTTGGTGCTAAACCCTATTTAGATGCAATGAGTCAATTAGATAGCATCAATGATACCTATATTTATGACGATGCAAAATCAGTAGTAATGTACTTTTTAGCTAATGCATCAACATTTAGAGGCAATGATGCCAAAGTATTAAAGCAAGAATTAAAAAACCTAATGAAGGGAGCAAACTAAAATGAATTTAATTGATTATGCATTCCCCGATTATGACGATACATTGCCAAAAATAAAGGGATTTTCTGATTACTCATATAAGAATGATACTTGCCCTTCAATTGGCATGGAAGTCAATCCTAGTGAGTACATCATGATTTATTGTGACTACAAAAATCCTAATAGAAGTGAGTCATATACTGGTGGTGAGTACTATCGGTTTTTTGTCATGCTAGATTTAACAATGGATGAGAAACAAATTAATCCTAAATTTATTGGAATGTTTAAAACCAAAAATGAAGTAAAGCAGTTTATTAAAAACCATACAATCGATCAATTAAAAGCAATGGAGGATTTATCATGATGGATAGTTATAAAGCAGTAGGAATTGCAGAGGGTTTTATTGAATGTGATAGTGAAGAGCAAGTACTGGAGGCATGGCAGTACTTGCACGACACTCGCATAGGTTATGGTTTGCAAGGGTTTTTTGGTCGTACATTGCAAAATCTACTAGATGAGGGATTGATTAACCCCTAAGGCCCATGCACCGATATGGTGCAGCCAGGATTAGGGTAAACCCCTATTGACCTACTAAAAACCATTCTATAGAGTGGTTTTTGTTGGAGTTAATAACAAGGGAGGATGTATGAGTAAAACTTACGCAATATTTAGCCAAAAACATGATTGTGAGATTTGGGTTAATCTCAAACTGGGCGATCGTGAAAGCATCGATACTGCAAGGGAATTAATTTTCTTGGATATGGATGCAGATCAAAATTTGGAAGAGGGTTATGTTGAGTCATACCCATTCTTTCAAGCAGATTGGAAAGTAGTAGGTGGTCGGATGGATTATCCATTCGATTTTAATCAAGTGTTAGAAGTAGAAAACGATTGGGGAGCATTCGATGGCGAAGAATAAAGTTAAGATTGATATATCCATGACACTCGAAGTGTCGGATGATTATTTGCAAGCATTAGAAAAGAATTTACTTGTAGAAGTACTCAAGCATTGTTTTAGAAATCACAATAGAAATATTATCAGCGAACAAATGGAGGTAATTGAAAATGAAACAATTTGAATGTTTTTGGGGTGATGGTTATCGTGGTGCAGATAACAAATCTATTCTTGCGTATCACGATATGGATTTTTTTAATGAAGAGCGTGGGTATGAGCAAGAGTACATTGATGATATTGCCAATTTAGAAATTGGTGATTATGCAGATTTCTCATTTGTAACTGGTCAACATTGGGTACGGAGGATTAAATGAATGACAATGTTATGGATCTAGATCATTTGGCATTTATACATGAGTGTACTGCTATTACAAATCCTACTTGCTCGCACGATGGTTTTCAAACTGTCTCGCCAGCATTTTATGGTTTTGAAAATTGGCAAACTGGTGGAGGATGTACTGCATGGGTAAAAAAGCTTGAGGATGGCTATGTAGTATTAACTGGGGATAGTGGTTTGACTCATAAACTGGGTGAAACACTCGATCCATTTTTAATGTGTTTTTATGATGGAGCGAAGGATGACATTTGGGGCAATTGTCTTGCTTGCGTAAATTTACAAGTAGGAATCTTGCCCGATTAAAACCTAGTAGGGTAAATCCTGGATTTGTTGTGGCAGCACAACATTAGGGTTTATCCTAATAGGCTTTGCTTTGCAATACCAGTAGGATCATAATTTTACAAGGGAGGTAATTATGAAATTTAATTTAGTGGTAGAAATAGACGATGCTTACATTTGCGAGCATTTAAATGAGCATCCTAATATGACTCTCAATGAACTTGTGGGTCAAATTAACAATGCTTGTTATTTGGGTTTGGATTGTACTAATGCCATCATCATGCGACAGTTTGATTTTGGGATTTGCGATACCTATGTCAAATCAGATTTAAAAAACATACCTTGGGATCAATTGTGGGGCGATAATTTCCCTACAGATAATGAATGCCCATTAGATGTAATCGATCACCATGCCAAGGCAAACAATGTCATCGCATCTGATGAGGTAGTAAGCTTTGCCAAAGCAATGTGGAATGAAGGCAATTTAACGGAGAAACTATCATGAAAATCTATCGTGCGTATTATGACAGTCGCAATTTCTCATTCGAGGCTTACAGTAAAACCGAGAACTCAGCAAGATACCATTGCAAACAAGCATTACTTAAGCATGGTGAGCAGTACAAATTAGAACCCGATTGGTTCATGATTGGCGATTCAGATTGTATTGAATGTGCTGATTATGAGATGGACACACCTTATAGAGATAGGAGCATTGTTAAATGATTACCAATAAATTAGACGATTTGTTTTTCTCCGTTAACGATATTTACAGTCAATGGGACGATGGCAAAATGGATTTTGATGAGGCAGAACAGATTTTAATGAGGGTTTGCAAGAACTTTATTGCTCAGCAGCCCTCACCAAAAATCCAGGATTCCGGATCCAAGGCCCTAACCCACGATATCAAGTTTGATGATGTGGATTCCATGGTACTTTGGTTATTAGAAAACGATATTGATAACATTCCCGTAACATTACGCATTCATTTGGAGCAATCATGAACCTATTTTTATTATGGATTTCGGGCTTAATCTTTTTAACTTGCTTTTATGGACAAGCGAACCAGTATGCAGTAAATTGGATATTCGTATTTGGTATGGTGTTTAGTGCAATGGTGCTTACTTATATTGTGGGAGAGAAATAATGAAAAAGAGTGCAGTTTGGTTTGGTCGTATGACCCATGGGCAATTCGTTGTCGGGGGTGATGCTACCCCGATGGTGGTCATTCATAGTATTGATCATGTAGAGCCGCGGATGACAGAAGAGGAGGCAGATGATTATATGATGGCAAACAATTATGATTCTTATCTGATGCCCGACAGTTTTTTAGGTGAAGTTGTGTATGATAATTCTCATGTTATTTTATTAGACAAGGAAGAGGAGGAAGTATGATTAATTGGGAAGAACAATTTGCCGATGAATTTATTGGCAAACTATTGGGCGATACAACACCAATAAAAGAGCGTGACATGAGCGATGTGTTGATGGAACTGGATAAATTGGAGGACGAAGATAATGGGTAACTTTTACGATGGATGGTTAGAGTCTGGAATCCAGGATGCGTACGATGATCAAGACGAGCGTGCTGAGCGGATTGCTTATGAGGTCGAGCAAGATCTCAAACCCGATGGGCGATTTTACCCATTTACTGCGCCCAATTGGGCCGAGGCAATCTCTCAGATGGGCTTGGATGAAGAACTCCAAGATATTGACCCTAGTGCTGCCTCACAAGAGTTGCGTGATAAAGTGCAAGATTATTGGTATGAAGTTGCCGTCCATGTAAATGAAAGGGATTGCTGGTGAGACTATCATTCTTAATTGTTGCGTTCATACTGGGGCTGGCAACCCCGTATGTTTTCGCAAGTCCATATGCGTACATTAATAACCCAATCGGTGGCAAAACCGTACTGACCGATGATGTTTGTAGGTACGATAAAACCATGCCCGAGGCTTACACCATTGATTCTAAAGGTAAAAAGCTTTATGCGTGCTACTGGTTTGGTATCAAGAACGTTTATTTTAAAACCGATGAAAACTTAATTAGGGCCTTACCTAAAAGATCATTCATATTGTATGAAGATTTGATTTGATATGTTTAGATATTTAGTGTATGATTGTGGTATACTGATACGCAAATTTGCGTCCCGCATCGAGTGTGAACCCTACATTCGGTCGGGATGCACCTTAACTGTATTGCCAAAACCTAAAAATCCTTCTAACAGTCAAGTGTTTAATGGTGTTTTGGAAGTGCTTGGAGATAGCCCATTTTGAAAAACCGCAAGAATGCTTTAACCGATTATCTACAGTCGCTTTATAAAATACCGACTCTTACTCGCCAAGAAGAGGCTGATCTATCCGATCTAATCGAGCAAGGCGATGAGCAAGCATTAGATAAATTGGTTACGCATAACTTGCGGTTTGTAGTATCCGTTATTAAAAAGATGCCCAATTGGTCGCATTCTAATATGCCCATGGAAGACCTATTATCCTTTGGCAATGAGGCTTTGATTAACGCAGCCCGAACCTGGCGACCGATGGGAAAAATCCGGTTCGCCTCATATGCCAAGAAATTTATACATTACGATGTCCAGCGTGGTGTTGCCAATACCAAGAATATCATCCGTTTACCAGTAAATATTACTGAAGAGATTAGACGGGTAAAATATACCGAGCGAGTACTATCCCAAGAACTTAAGCGTGATCCAACCGATGCAGAGTTGGCAAACAAGTTGGGAGTCGATACCAAGAGGATCGCTTACATAAATTCCATACTCAGTAAAGAGCCAGTTAGCTTAGAGATATTTAATTCCGAACATTTAGAACAAGAAGGTTACGATGACTGAAGAGCAAATTAAAGCTTACAAAAGATTTATTCGAGCAAGAGACGCAGTAAAGTTGGTAAAGACAAGAGAAAATATTCGCAATAAGTATGTACCCCATCGAGATTATCTTGATAGTATCCATGTAACAGATTTAAACCATCCGCTTTTTATTGTGAATGATTTATGGATGGAGTACAGAGAGGCAAGTAGTGCATGGTGGGCGATTGAACCAGAGTATCGGCATGAAGAACGTTTAAGGGCAACCCGAGGCGATTATGTAGATTCCGATAACTGGGAAGATCCAAGTGATATAGAAACACTAGATGTATTTTTTAAGGGAGAGAAATGAAATACTTATCTGTATGTAGTGGAGTTGAGGCGGCCACAGTAGCATGGCACGACCTTGGCTTTGAACCCGTTGCGTTTTCGGAGATCGAGAAATTTCCAAGTGAAGTACTAGCGCATCATTATCCAAATGTGCCTAATGTAGGCGATATGACAAAATATAAGGAGTGGAATTTAAATGACTCAATTGACCTTCTCGTTGGAGGAACCCCTTGCCAATCTTTCTCAGTCGCTGGCTTGCGCAAAGGACTTGAAGACCCAAGAGGCAATCTCATGCTTACCTATGTTGGAATTCTTGACAAGTTTAGACCCCAGTGGTGCGTATGGGAAAACGTGCCAGGTGTCCTCAGTAGCAACGGAGGACGGGATTTTGGTTCCTTCCTCGGGGCGTTGGTCGAACTCGGGTATGGGTTTTCATACAGGGTGCTTGACGCTCAGCACTTTGGAGTACCACAAAGACGCAGAAGAGTCTTCGTTGTTGGATGTCTTGGAAACTGGATCAGTCCCGCAAAGGTTCTTTTTGAGCCCGAAAGCTTGCGCCGGAATCCTCCGAAGAGCAAAAGTAAGAAACAAAGTGCTCCCGCCTTTACTTCATCAAGCTTTGGAGGGTACGGTGAGGGAGTCGGGACAATCCGAGCTTCTGGAGGAGATCTCGGAGGCGGTTCAGAAACCTTGATTGCCAATGCCGTACCGACCAAGGTTCGCCATGATCCCACAATCGATACGCTCATTTGCACCCCCGATGGTAGCCACACAACGGGCTCATTGCTGGCTAGAGATTACAAAGGCATTGGTAACCAAGACTTGCAAGACGGTCGTGGTTTGGTTGTGTATGAAACACACCCAGCCGATTCTAGAGTAAAAGAGATGGGCGATATATGTCAGACTGTTACTTCTCGCTGGGGTACTGGTGGTGGCAATGTACCCATTGCATTGCAAGATACAACGGGTCGACCAAAAGCGCAGAATGGAAAAGGCTGGAGCGATGAAGGTGTGTCATATACCATCGATACCCAAGCCGTCCAAGGTGTTGCGTATTCCTTGCGTGAAGATGCCAAAGCGAATAACTTCTCGGCTACTGAACTCAAGGTGACACCAGCGCTACAAGCGTTGCGTCCATCGGTTCAATCACACCATGCTCAAACTTTTATTGCACAAGCAGTAGATGTGTATAACCAATCGATTGATGGCGATACTGCAGCAACCCTCACCAAAGCGTGCGGTGGTACAAATACCAGTGGGCCTAAGCTGATGCATAACATGGCAGTACGCAGACTAACTCCAATTGAGTGTGAACGTTTGCAAGGCTTTCCAGATGACTACACTAACATCAAGGAAAAGACACCCGATGGTCCACGTTACAAAGCGATGGGTAACAGTATGGCTGTGCCAGTAATGAAATGGATTGGAAAACGAATTGCGGAGGCATCATGCGAGTCCAAGTAATCACACCAACAATTGGCACAAAGTATTTGCAACAAGCCATTGATAGTGTCAAAGAGCAAACCATGCCGACCGAACATTTAATTGTGGTGGACGGTTATTCCAATAGTGAATTTAATATGTACGGCAATGGCAAGCTTATTGTGTTGCCAGAGAACACTGGGGCAAACGGATACAACGGTCATCGTGTATATGCTGCTTTACCCATGTTAAGTAATGCAGACTATATTTTATTTTTGGATGAAGATAACTGGTTTGAGCCAGACCATGTTGAAAAGATTGTAAATTTTATTGAAGAAAAAGATTTACAGTGGTCTTATAGCTTGCGTAACATCGTCAACCAGGATGGCGGATATGTTATTTCTGATAACTGTGAAAGCTTAGGCTTGTGGCCGTCTGTATTCCCGCCCAACCACCATTTTGTTGATACCAATTGTTATTGTTTTAAGCGTAAGTATTTGGCAAGACACTCGCATGAATTTTACGGTTCATCGTTTTTTATGGATCGGTTGTTTTATAATGAGATGGCTAAAGTATTACCTGAATTTGATTGTAACGGGGAGCACACCGTTAACTATCGAGTTAGACCGCATCACGAAGCAATGCATCGCCAAGGTAACGAGGCGACCCTACAACACTATCAAGGAAATTATCCATGGACAAAAAACAAAAAAGCGTAAAACCACGACTCTTTGTGGCAACACCAATGTACGGTGGTATGTGTACTGGTACTTACACGATTAACCTATGCCAGACTGCCCCAGCGTTGTCGCAGAACGGTATCGATATGAACTACTCAATGATGCTCAACGAGTCGCTGATCACCAGAGCTCGTAACCGGATGGCGCATGATTTTTTAAACAGCGGATGCACCCATCTGATGTTTATTGATGCTGATATTGGCTGGCGACCATACGACATCGTGCAGATGGTGCGTGCTGATGTGGATGTAATCTGTGGCGTTTACCCTAAGAAAGAAATTAACTGGCATGAAGTCAAGGCTGCCGTTGAGCGTGGTGTGCCAGTAGAGAACTTGCATGAGTACACTGGCTCATTCGTGGTCAACACCATCGATAAGAAAGATGCAACGGGCAAGATTACCGATCCCATTGAGATTGAAAAGGGTGGTACTGGCTTTATGTTGATCAAGCGTAATGTGATTGCCAAGATAAAAGAGTCTGTACCACACTACTCAAATGATATGTTTACTGTGGTCAATCCAAAAGATGTAGGTACACAAATTGCCAATATGTTTGACACATCTATATCACCAGTTGATAATCGTTATATGTCAGAAGATTATCACTTCTGTGATTTAGCCAAGGCAAACGGATTTAAGATTTATGCCGCACCATGGGCGCAACTAACCCATACTGGAACTTATATATTTAGCGGTCAACTAGCAAGGAGCGATAGAAAATGAATGTAATACCAACAGATGTTTATGATAAAGACGGAAACTTAACCCACATTGAGTTTTATGATCATGCTGGATCTTTTATTGTGCAATCAGAATGGGATGAGAATGATCCACAAGATTCTGAGCATCGTGAATTCTTCCGTAAATGGTCATACAAAATGGTTCGTCAATTGGGTTACGAGGTATCCGAATGAGCGCACAATTAAGAGCGGGTATTTTCTCGTTGTACTGGGATAACATTGACCCAAGGGTTCCGCACTACCAAAAACAAGTGATGGATAAATTCCAGATACCAATGGTTCAGCATAAGATTCATGGGTTAGATCATGGTGAATGGATGGATTGGGTGATCAATTCTAGAGATGACCTTGATGTATTGGTTTTCTTTGATATCGATTGCCTACCGCTTGATGCCCAGAAGATTAACAATTGCATCACAATGGCTGCTGGTGGTTCGCTGGTAGGTAATGAGCAAGCATCAAACCATCTTGACCCATCCCGCTTATTTGCCGCGCCATCGTTTATCTGTATCCCAAGACGCATATGGCGAGCAGTAGGAAAACCATCGTGTAAGGCTACCTATGATGGTGATGTGGCTCAGATGTTGACCGATTCTTGGAATTACCGAGGCTTTCCAGTGCATTTATTGCCAGTAAAAGACTTTGAGGTAGCAAAATGGAACCTACCAGATCGACCCATGTCGTACGGCATCGGTACAAACT